TTCGATCCGTGGTCAGATGAGATTGAGAAGTATGTGAATGCTCACGCCGCTGCTGAGGTGAAGCTAATAGAAGAGACGACGAAGAAGGCCATCCGTGCTGTTGTGCTCGAAGGGATCAAGGGCGGCGATAGCAGCGTCAAGATAGCACGCAGCATCAAAGAGGTGTTCAAGGATTGGGAAGGCGGCACGGACACCTATCGCGCAATGATGATCGCACGTACTGAGGTGCATCAAGCGGCTGGGACGGCTATGCACGAATCAGCTAGACAGAGCGGAGTGGCGAAACAGAAGGCATGGCTTGACGCGGGTGACGATCGGGTGAGAACGGCGCACGTGAATAACACGGGGCAGGGGTGGATAGCGTTCGGGGATACGTTCTCAGACGGTGCGGATTATCCAGGTGACGGGACTAACGACGTGAATTGCAGATGTGTTGCGATTTACAAGGGGTAGGTGAGGGGTATGGGATTCAGACATAGTTCTGTAATGGACAGCGGGTATCGGGCGTCACTCTTTGATGCCAGCCAAGCTATAGCCGATGTGATGAAGATCGTGGTGACGACACCGGCAACGGGTTCCTACTGGCTAGCGCACGATGTTGTCTCACATCAGATGGTCAATGTGACGCTCACTGAGGATGTGACGATCGGGTCCGCTGGGACGGCGATGGTGTTCTATGCCCGCAACCGTCAAGGCGATCATCCAGATGATTGCGCATGCTTGATCGAGCAAGGCGGAACGTACACAGGCGGGACGGAAATCCTGACTAAGGTGGAGCTTCGCGCAGAGGGTGGCAACCACACACTACTCAAGCAGGGCACGTCTTATCTGATCTCAGTGACTAGCAAGGGCGCTGACAACTATACCTCAGCCGTCGTGTGGGTGTGGCAAGGCTCAGGGACGGAGGGATAGCCATGTTCACTGAGACACGAACATATCCGCTAGAAGTGAGGGAGATTGACGGCGATGGCATGTTCACCGGCCATGCTTCGATATTCGGAAACGTTGATAGCTATGGGACGATCTTTGACGCTGGGTGTTTCAAGCGAACGATCAAGGCTCACAAAGGAGCATTCCCTCTGACTGTCAATCATGAATGGTGGGATCCTATCGGCATGGCACGTGGTGTTAAGGAAGACGCCACAGGATTGCTGATCGAGGAAGGGTATCTGAATATAGAGACTCCTCGTGCGAACACCGTCTACATGGGGCTGGCTCACGATGGCAACCCTGCGAGTGGCTACTACAGCGACATGAGCCACGGATTCCGTACTGTCCGTGAGACTGACGACAAAGACGGCGTAGCTCATAAGAAGGAAGTCATTCTGTCGGAGTTGGCAATTGTGACGATGAACTTCGGCGCAAACCCTGAGGCTGGCGTCGAGCAGGTGCGTGCAGCAACTGAACACATGCGGCGTCTTAATACCGCACTCAAGACTGGCAACGAGGATAGATTCATTGAGGAAGTAGCAAAGCTTCGCACGGTACTTGAAACGTATAACGTTTCACTGCCTGCGGGAGAAGACATAGGAACTACGGCAACACTCGTGAAAGCAGAAGGCCCGTCATTAGACACCCGGACGCTTCAGGACTCGGTGCTCTGGCTCCAAGGCGTAATCAAGAAAACCATGAGGGGTGATCGAGATGGCGGATGAAACTAAGACTGAAATGAGCGATGAGCAACGGACACTTGAAGAGCTGAATGTCAAAATCAAGGGCATTGGCGATTCACTTGGAGACATTCCTGAGACAGTGAAAGAGGAAGTCGAGCGGCGCGTGAAGGACATCACCGGAGACGCGACGGCTCACTACGAAGAGATGGAAGAGAAGCTGGACGCAGCCGAGAAACGATACACGGAAGCTGCCCAGGCATTACAAGCACCTGGAATAGTAGCGACCGAAGAGCGCGAGGAAGACTACGGCTATGGCAACGAGGCTGATAGCATCGGTGCTATGTTTGAAGAGGTCAGGGCCGCTGCTGCTGGCATGGGAACGCCTGAGCGCCTACTGAAGATGCACAATGGCGAAATCGAACGCCGCCGACTGGAAGAGCGAGGGTTCGATACTCTTACTGGGACAGGCGGAGCCTTCTGGATGCGACCGCAATTTTCCGATCAGTTGCTACAGATTCCGCCAGATCAGCAATGGCTGTCTAGCTTAATTCGCAACCTTCCGGCGACCGACCCGCCGAATGCCGAGTTTACGTTCAACGCATTCGACCAGTCTGGATCGAAGGGAATCTATGGCGGTGTTGCTGTCTACTCCTCGAAGGAATTGGAGGATGTATCTGAGACGAACACTCCTAAAATCATTCCGGTAAGCTTCAAGCCTGAGAAGACGGGCGTGTTCTGGACCATCTCCGAAGAGGCCCAAGCGAATACGCCTCAGATGGGATCAATGATGCTCCCGCTCGTCAACGGTGCAGTCATGGCATATCGTGATGACAAGATCCAGACGGGAACTGGTGCCGGTGAATTCAAGGGCTTTGCCGACTCTCCTGCGATGATTGACATCGCTCGACAGACAGCCGACCGTTTCCAGTATGCCGATATGGTGTACATGTTGGCACGAGCTATGTCCAACGGCGGCGGACGCTTCGTGTGGATATGCCAGAAAGTGACGATGCTTCCTCAGTTGATGTTTATGACTGACGGTGCAGGACAGTTGATGTGGGCATCCAACGCACGCGAAGGAATCCCCGCTCCTACTTTGGGTGGTGTGCCGGTCTTCTTCAATGAGATCAGCCCGACGCTCGGTACTGAAGGCGACATGCGACTGGTCAACCTTGACTACTACATGAGGAAACCTGGAATGGGTGCGGCGCTCAAGAGCGACAACACCTATGCCAACTTCAAGTCAGGCAAGGAAACGATGCGTATGGTGTACTACGATGATGGCAAACCGTGGATCACTAATGCACTCACGCTGCAAGATGGTACGAATACTGTCAGCCCGTTCATTCAACTGACTGACGTAGCATAGAGAGAAGTCTAGCCCTACGGGGCGAGGAGAACTAATATGCACATGATTAGAGAAGCTACAAAGTTTGACTGCGCAATCAAGCCGGATTACGACAACACGGGCCTCACGGGTGAATGGTTCCGCATGGACACATTCGCTAAGGCGAACTTTCATGGTATCGTTCGTGGGCAGCTCACAGGAGCAACCTGCGTACTGACTGTTACTCAAGCAAGCGATGCGACTGGTACTGGCGCTAAGACCCTTGGCGCTGCTCTTACATTCACTCAGGGCAGCAAGGTAACGATGGCGCAGGTCGTCTGCTCGTCTGTTACAGCTTCCGATACGGTAATTATCACGCCGTACTACTTCAACGGCGAAGGGACTCTTACAGCAGGCACAGCGTTGACATTCACGGCTGCTACTGCTCAGAGCTTACCAGATCGTGAGTTCGATTATGACGACGACGACACGGCGACTGGGGCTTCATTGGCAGCCTGTATCAACGATGCGACTTACGGTGTGCCTGGGATGTTGGCTGTTGCTACTGCTGGTACGGTTCTGCTTACTTGCACCGAGCCAGGCGGCGGCGATCGTACCGTGCTTTGTGCTGACAACGGTACTGGAGCATTCGACATCACTGAATTGGCCGGAGCAGTTGGCCGATTGATCGTAACGGATCTCATTCAGATGGCAGACTTCGAGGTGTACGTACAGGATCTTGACAGGACTAACAACTTCACTCACATCGGCGCTGCGTTTACCTCTGTCGATGCGACCACATTTACCGTTGCGACGCTAGAGCGTGCAATGGCCGGGTACGGACCTGTTGGTCAAGCAGTATCTGTTACCGACACTTCGGCTGCGGCATAGGGGGTAATCATGGGTTATATATTGAAACCTCATAACATTGCAGATCCTGGCGAACCCTGCGCGTGGGCACCGGGTGACGGCAAGCTCTCTGAGCTGATTGAATACACGGATGTAGTAGGTGGCACGGGAACGGTAGTAGTTGGGACCATCCCCGCAGGCGCGACGTTCCTTGGATGTAGTGTGTGGGTTGTGACTGCTTTCGACGCCGGTGCGGATAACGCGCTGATCGTTGGGATACCTACCGACACGAACTACTTCATCGCAGACGGGCATCCGACGAACGCAGATAGCGAGACGGTGGAAACCACAATCATCGACTACACGCCGACCTCTGATGTCATTGTGTCGGCAATCTTCACACACACGAGCACTGTGCCGACAGCGGGCAAAGCTCGTGTAACTGTGTATTACAAGCGAGCACTCTAGGAGGGTGACATGAAGAAAGCACTTGTACTGAGTCTCGTCCTCCTCATTGGAGTGACGTGTATGGCAAAGACGAACTACTTCGATGATCTGTATATCGGAGGCGACGTTGAGGTCGTAGGCACAACTACGTTCGGAGCGATCAGCGTCGTTGGCAATCTAACCGTAGACGGTACGCTTGTCGCATTAGACGGTAGCACTTCTGCGCGGCTGATTAGCGCGGGATTCACCAGTCTTGAAGCGGCTGCGAATCGTATCGGCGTTAGCACGACGATCTACATGTCGATTGCGACCACGGCGATTAGCGGCATCACGACAATCACTCACACGGGGAATGCTCCGGCAGTGGTGTGGACGGCTAGTGGTGGCTTTGACTTCGTTGGGGCTATTGATCTTGACGCTGTCACGGCCTCTGGAATCATATCGGTTGATGATGTGACCGACACGTCGAGCGCGGTCACTGGTTCAATCCATACAGATGGCGGCCTTGGTGTCGCCAAGAAAGCATGGGTCGGAACCGATCTGGCAGTAGACGGGACGGCTAATTTAGACGACACGGATATTGACGGCACGTTGGATGTGGCTGGTACGACTGGCCTGTTTACGTGTTCTACGTCCGTGATCAACTACACGCCGATCTTTATGGTGGGATTTGACGTTGGCGCAGCAACAACGTTCACTACAACCGACACGACCGGCGCTTTGGCTATTACGATGGCTGGTAGCGGCACGGCGGTCACATGGACGGCTGCCTCGTTTGACTTTGTTGGCAGTATCACGCTTGATGCGATCACCGGATCAGGGATTCTATCTATCGACGACGTGACTGATTCAACGACTACGATTACTGGATCAATCCATACTGACGGTGGACTTGGAGTTGCTAAGAGAGTCAACGTTGGGACGGATCTTGATGTCGATGGCATCACGAACTTGGATGTCACTGACATCGACGATACGTTGAACGTCCAAGGAATCACTACTCATCAAGCGAACGTGATTGTGGCCAATGCGACTAACTCAGGCGCAATGTACATCAGTGCCTACAACATCGTCTACACGCAGACGGCATCTGCTGTTACGGTCTTCACGATTCCGGCCAATGCGTATGTAACTGAAGTCAAGGTTATGACGACTACCGCGTTTAACGAGAGTGGTACGCTGACATGTGACATCGGATGGTCAGGCACGCTTGAGGGATTTGCGAGCGATCTTGATATCAAGGCAGCAGACGGATGGGCTTATGCCGACGTGTATTCAAACTTCGGACTAAGTGTAGGCGGTACTGCCAGAGACATCCTTGTCTCTGTTGCAGATCAGAACAACAACGGTACAGCAGGCGCGGCCACGGTCTACATCGAGTGGACGATGGGTGCACCGGGCGCTTTATAGCAACTTACGGCAGGGGGTTTCGGCTCCCTGCCCTTCTCCCTTGGGGGTGAGGAATGAAGATCACATTGACGGAAGCACAGACGATCAAGACGAAAGACTACGAGCCAGGGGATGAAGTGATCGTCAACAAGGAATACGGCGAGCGGCTGATTTCTGAAGGCGTTGCGAACCGCATGATCGAAGAGCCTGAGAACCGTGGTGTAATGGAAGGTGGCGCAGAGGTCATACAAATTGCCACTACGGTTACGACAAGTGGTGCTCGACGCTTCTCAGGTCATAAGGTATTCGGGAGGTAGAGATGGCGAAATGTCCAGGAAGCGGGATCAAGTCAGGCGGTAAGGGAAAAGGTCTAGGCACTGGCAAGGGTGCAGGGCCAATCGGGTTCCCAAAGAAATAGGAGACAGCGATGGCAGACGGTCCAGTGTATACAGGTCTAGCGTGGGCAACTTACACAGAGCTTGTGCGTGCCTATTGCGGCGTGGACGGATCAGATCACGATGCCTTGCTTACGGTGCTGTTCAACGCCTCGAAGCGCAAGGCAGACGAATACCTGAACAACCCATTTACTGAGATCGTGCCGACTGTTGTATTCGACGGCGTAGTTGCAGACGACTACATCGTTGTCAACGGCAAGACGTACACCTGCAAGGCGACGGCTGATGAGGATGAACTTGAGTTTGCACTCGGTACTACTGACTCGGATACCGCTGACAACTTCGCGGCCTATGTCAACTCAACGTCACTAGGAGGCTCTTACGGGGCCACTGGAGTCGAGGGAGTGACAGCGGCCAATACTAGCGGCTCGGTTACGCTCAAAGCCGACTATGGCTACGCTGATGACATCGTGGTAACTAGCTCGGACGAAGACACGCTTCTTACCCGTGATGTGCTCACATCACAGACGATACCTGAAGACGTGAATCAGTGGCTCTACCAGCGAGTGCGGCGGCACTTCAGAAACCGTTCTGCGTTGATGATGGATTCACCGGCGGGAATTGGACAGTCGATGTACGTGTCGATGAAGTCTGAGGAGTCGGGAATGGCAGACACGTATGACGTCATTAGCCATCTGCGATTGAGTCCGGGGCTAGGATGAACGCGAATCAGAGGGTAAGGATTGATACAGGCACACGGACATCGACAGCGACCTCTCCGCTTGGTGCGTGGGTGACTGCTTCATCTGATACTCGTTGGTGTGAAGTGTCTTCGATCAGCCCTGCGATGGCGGTTCAGCGATATGACATCGAACTTGATGCAGTCGTGCGCAAGGAGTTTCGATTCTACGATAAGCCGACGATCACGCTAGGCGGTACGCGGTTCGTCTGGTTCACGAATGGGAGCGATGACTACCTGAAGATCTACTGGCCGAAGTCTAGTCCGGTGAACGCTGACGGTGAAGGAATCATTACGACGGTGCTCGTTGAAGAGGACAGAGAGAAGAAGGTGGCCAGTGTCTAAGATGTTCGTTTCCTATATGCCTGCCGCTGTTGCCGCGATTAAAGTCGCTTCTGAGAAGGCGCTGATTGCAACCGCTGATGTCGGAAGGAATCAGACAGTGAAGAATCTTACTGCTGCGGGTGGCCCTAGAACTGGGCACGTATACAAGGTTCCAAAGACGAACCGTTATTACACGGCGTCCGCTCCCGGTCAGTTCCCGTCTCACGAGAGGTTCGGAGAATTGAGAGGAAGTGTACAGCGCAAAGTAGTCGGAGGAGAAGTACAGGTTGGATCGAACAGCAAATATGCAGCGCCGCTTGAGAAGAAGCCTGCGAATAAAGGCGGTCGTCCGTGGCTCAAGCGATCTCTTGATCAGGCAAAGCCGAGGATGCTGCTTGAACTCAACAAGAGGTGGTTCTAGTGGCAGAGGTCGAGACAGGACAGGCGATCATCGCCTATCTATGGACACGGCTCACTACAGACGCCACGTTGAAAAGTGTGCTGGGCGATCCCGTGAATGTCTATCGCGTGATGGGACCGGCTGATCCTACGATGCCTTACTTCTGGCAGAAGCTCTCGATGAACGGGAATCTGCTACATGGCGTGCATACCTACTACCTAGACCTATGGTATTACGGTGTCGATTCGGCTGTGCCTGATTCGGCAATTGACCGAGTGAAGATCCTTCTACACGAACTAGGGACAGATACGGGCTCTGACGAGGCGAACATATTGTTGGAATGGTTTTCAGGTGGCTACATTGAAACTGATGCAGCTAATGTGTGGCACTACGCGACGCAGTGGAACCTGTGGATCGGGGC